AGGGCGCATGGCCGGCCGGCATGGAGTGCCAGATGCCGGAGATCCCCCGCACCCCATTCCGCGTCATCAACGGCAGCAGCCAGCGCCTGATCAGCACCAATGTGTCGCCCGCGACCCTTGAATACACGCTGAAGGTAGAGTCGCCGGAGATGTTCGACCCAATCTTCGTGTCGGCATTGGCCTGGTACTTGGCAAGCCAGGTGGCAGGGCCGCTGGCGAAGGATGCCGGCATTGCCTCGGCTTGCGCTGGCGAATACAAGGCAGAGGTCCTGGTAGCCGCGGCTGCAGCACTCAACGAGGGCACAACGCAGTACCACCGCGAATCCATCTTCATCACGGGGCGCGGGGCATGAGCGAAGTCATTCAGCCGTCCTTCAGCGCTGGTGAGGTCGCGCCGGCAACCTATGCCCGTGTCGACCTTGGCCGGTACTACACCGCGCTCAAGACTTGCAGGAACTTCGTGGTGTTGCCCGAAGGTGGTGTACAGAACCGCTCTGGATTGAAGTTCATCACTGGGATGAAGAGCAACGCAGTGCGCGGGCGCTTGATCTCTTTCCAATTCTCGACTGAACAGACCTACATCCTGGAGTTCGGCAACCTGTACATCCGCTTCATCAGCATGGGTGGTCAGGTGATCAGCGGTGGTGTTCCGTACGAGATCATCTCGCCCTACACCACGGCCCAACTGCAAGACCTAAAGTTCACCCAGTCAGCGGACGTGCTGACCATCGTTCATCCAGACCACCCGCCCCGTGAGCTTTCGCGCCTGGGACCAACCAACTGGACGTTGACCGCGATCACTTTCGAGCCTGGCATTGCTGCCCCAACCGGGCTGTCGGCATCCCCGCGTACAGGTGGCAGCGGCGACACAACCGAGTACCAGTACAAGATCACAGCCGTCAGCAGCATTTCGGAAGGCTCGGTTGAGTCCTGGGCCAGTAATACAGCAACCGTGAACAGCTTTGACGACAAACCCGGCGCCACTCTATCGTGGGCCGCCGTCGCCGGGGCTGATCACTACAACGTGTACAAGAACAAGTCTTCTGGCGTCTTCGGTTTCATCGGGCAGTCGGCCGGCACCAACTTCACCGATATCAACATCACGCCCGAGACCGACAATACGGTACCCATCGGTTACAACCCGTTTGCCGACGGCAACAATCCTTCGGTGGTGGGCTACTACCAGCAGCGCATGGCGTTTGCTGCCAGCCGTGCCAGCCCGCAAACCGTATGGATGTCCCGTACTGGCGACTTCCATAACTTCGGCTATTCCGATCCGAACAAGGACGACGACGGTATCGAGTTCCTCATTGCCAGCCGGCAGGTCAACCAGATCCGTCACCTGGTATCGCTGCGCGAGCTGCTGGCCATGACATCGGGCGCCGAGATCGCCATCACCGGTTCGAGCGATTCCGGCATCACCCCGGCCAACGTCTCGGCGGCCGAGCAAAGTTACTTCGGCTGCAGCGATGTGATCCCGGCTATCTACGCCAACACAGCCCTGTACATCCAAGCCCGGGGCGGCAAGCTGTCGACTCTGGCCTACAACTACGTTTCAGATGGCTTCCAGCCACAAGACGTGAGTGTGATGTCGTCGCACCTGCTGCGTGGGTTCACCATCCAGGATCAGGCCTTCGCCCTGGCGCCCAATGGTGTGCTCTGGATGGCCCGCAACGACGGTATGCTGCTGGGCTTCACCTTCCTGCCAGATCAGCAGGTCTTTGGCTGGAGCTGGCATGACACCGACGGCGAGGTCGAATCGGTGGCCAGCGTTCCCGAGGGCGATGAGGATGCCCTGTACCTGATCGTCAAGCGCACCATCAATGGCGCCACCAGGCGTTACATCGAGCGCATGGCCACCCGCCAGCTGACCAAGTTTGGCAGCGGCGATTACTGGTTTGATCGGGCCTTCTTCGTTGATTGCGGCCTGACCTACGATGGCCGGCGTGGCGGTAGCGCGGTGCTTCTGAATGGCGTCGACTGGAAGTATCCAGAGCAGTTGACCTTGTCGGTTTCTACGTCGACATTCAACTCTGGGATGGTTGGACGTAGCGTAATCATGTACGGCGGTGGCGACGAGACCAGCATCGGTGACGTTCTAACCGTGAAAATTACGAGTTATGCCTCGCCTACCGTGGTCATGGTAGAGCCACAAACCGTGGTGCCAGCATCGCTTCGAGGTATTCCCGCAACCCGCTGGGGCTTAGCTGCCACCACAATCAGCGGTCTTAGCCACTTGGAGGGCAAGACCGTCAGCATCCTTGGTGACGGCAACGTGGTGCCCCAGCAGGTTGTCACTGGCGGGTCGGTGACTTTGGACAGCCCAACCTTGGTTGCGCATATCGGCTTGCCGATCACAGCCGACTTTGAAACCTTGGATATCACCCTGCAGAACAACCAGTCGTTCCTGGGCAACAAGAAGCGCATCAACCAAGTGGTGGTGCTGTGCCAGGAAAGCCGCGGCATCTTTGCCGGCCCTGATGCCGACCATCTGGACGAATTCAAGCAGCGCGCCGGCGAGAACTACGGCGAGCCGATCGAGCTTTTGACCGGCCGGGCCGAAATGGACATCCAGTGCCAATGGGATTCCAACGGACGGTTGTTCATTCGCCAGTCCGACCCGCTCCCGCTCACCATTCTTGGGGTCATGCCGAATGTCCAGGCCGGTGGCTGAAATGTTGCCGGTGAATGACCGGCTGATCGAAATGACGGTGGCAAACGCTCGCATGCAGGATCGCCTGGAGTTCGAATGCCTACGCGGCCTGACCGTGGAGCAAGAGCTGCGCGACTCGGTGGGAAAGAGTGCGAACCCGCGTGCCTATGTCGTGAACGGCCGAGTTGTGGCCATGTTCGGCGACATCAAGCACGACGAGCGCATTGGTGTTCCATGGTTGATCAGCACCACCGAGATCGCCAAGCACCGCCGGGCCTTCCTGATCGAGTGTGACCGAGAGGTCGCCGCGATGCGCCAGCGCCACCAGGTGCTGATCAATTACACCGATGCCCGCTACGTCAAAGCCCTCCGCTGGTTGCGCTGGCTCGGTTTCCAGATGCATGAGGCCGTGCCCTATGGGGTCAACGGCGAGTTGTTCCACCCAATGACTTTGAGGGGGCTCTAATGGGCGCAGCAGCAGGTGCTGGCGCAGCAGCGGGCGGTGGCCTGCTCAGCGCGTATTCCCAGATCCAGCAGGGCAAGGATGCGGTAAAGGCCGCCAACCGCCAGCAGCGTTACCTGAACGACCAAGCGCGTGACGTCATCAACCAGGGCGACTTCGCCGCCGACATGGCGAACGAGCAGGGTAGGCAGACGGCCGCAAGCCAGCGGACGGCCTTTGCCGCCAACGGTGTGGTTGTTGGGCAGGGTTCAGCTGGCCGCGTGGAGCAAGGCACCATCGACCTTGCCCGCCAGGACGCTGACCAGCTACGTCGCAATGCCTTCAACCAGGCCATGGGTTTGGTTGACCAGGGCAACGAAGGGGTAAGGCAAGCCAAGGCCGATTTCCTTACTCGACGCCTGAATGCCTTCGGCTCACTTCTCACCGGCGGCGGCCAGGCTGCCAACATGTACAGCAGGGGTTGACCATGGCTGCAAGAATTCCGCAATACCAGCGCCGGGTGGGCCCCGAGGTCACAGGCGCTCCGCGTGTGGCCCAGGCATCTGTCGATGCTTCTGGATTGGCACGGGGCCTGTCCAGCTTGGCTGGCGATCTGGCCGACATTCACCAGCGCGAGGTGCAGGAGGCGAACCAGACCGCCTTGCTCAACGCTGACAACCAGATGGGCGCTTGGCAAAACAATGCTCTGTTCAACCCCGAGAACGGCGCATTTACCAGGAAAGGGTCGGCAGCCCTCAACATCAGCCAGACCGTTCTGGGTGACTTCGACAAGCAGCAGCAGGCCATTTACGACAAATTGGCCAATGAGCAGCAGCGCCAAATGTTCCGCCAGTCGACCCTGCAGCGCCGCTCGAACCTTGAGGCGAAGCTTGGAAGCTACGAGTTTGGCGAGCAGCAGCGGTACAAGGATGACGTAGACAAGTCATCCATTCAGCTGGCCATGGACAGCGCGGCGCTGAACTACAGCGACCCCGAGGCAGTGGCGCAGAACCGGGCAAAGATGGATGCAGTCCTGCAACTGCGCGGGGCTCGCAACGGCTGGTCACCAGAGGAAATGCAGGCTCAGCGCCAGCGAATGAACAGCAGCCTGTCGCAAGCGGTGATCCAGCGGACGCTGGTCGACTCTCCGCAGAAGGCCCGCGGCCTGTACGAGCAGTTCAAGGATGGCATGACTGCCGAGGATCAGATTCGGGCAACCAATGGTATCGACCAGGGTTTTCGGCGCCTTGAGGCCGAAGCCCGTCAGCGGCAAGTGGAGGCCCGGCAGTTGCAGGCCATTGCCCGGGTCGAGCTGCAATCCCGCGTGCAGGATGCCCAGGCGGCGTACCTGCAGGGCTTTGAATTCGAAAACCCACCGTCCCGTGCGGACTTCAACGCGGCCTATGGCGACAAGGGCGGCCAGGCCTACGAGTCATTTGCCAAGGTTCAGGCCGTGGCCCCGGCAATCCGCGAGTTCGCCACGGCAACGCCGCAAGAACGCCAGCAGATCCTGGCCAAGTTCCAGCCCGCCCAAGGCGGAAGCGCGGGTGCTGGCTTCGCCGAAGATGACCAACTGTATCGACGCCTGGCCACCGTCGCGACCGGGCTGATGAAACAGCAGCAGGATGACCCGGCAGCTTATGTCGCGAGATACAGCCCTACCGTGCAGGAGTCGTTCAATTCTGCACAGCAGGCAGGCACGCCCGAGGCCTATCAGGCCTATGCCGATGCAACCATTGCAGAGCAGCGCCGCCTTGGCGTTCAGTCCCCGAAGTTGCTGCCAGCCGCTGCAGCCGACCAGATCGCCGCCGGCTTCAACAGCCAGGTGGCCGGCGGTGAAAATGCCGCCACGCTGATCGAGCAACAGCAGGCTCAGTGGGGCGCCAACTTCCCGCTCATTGCCCAGCAGTTGGGCAAGAAGCTGCCACCCGAGGCTCAGGTGATCGCTACCGGGCTCCCGAAGGATGTAGCCGAGCGCATGGCCTCAGTGGCCAACGTCACCGAAGCAGACCTGAAAAAGGGGCTGGACAAAGGTGTCGCGACGAATGTGGCAACCGCCGTGCAGAGCGCTATGAATCCGTTCGCCCAGTCTTTGCAGGGCCAGGCCGGCGGAATCAACACCTTCAACACCATGTACGAGGCGGCCAACAAGGCGGCTTTGTCCTACGTGCGCCAGGGCATGACGCCGGAAAAGGCGGCAGAGCGCGTGGTGAACGGCATGGTGAACGACAAGTACGACTTCTTCGACACCTATCGCGTGCCAAAGAGTCTGGACACTGCAGCCGTGAAGCGAGGCGCCGATCAGGCATTGGCAAATATCAGTGCCGATGAATTAGCCATGTTGCCTGGGCTGCGCGGGGTGCCCGCCGATGTGAACCTTGCACAGCTGCGCGAGGCGGTCGTTGATGGCGGCCAGTGGGTGCCAAACAACGACGAGAGCGGCCTGAGCCTGACCCTTAACGGGTATCGCCTGCTGGGTAAGGATGGTAAGCCAATCACACGGACATGGGATGAACTTACAGCCGAGGGCCTGAAGCCCCAGGAAAGCGATGCCTCACGCATCGGTCGAGTACGCGGCCTGGGGATCAACAATTGACTATCTATGCTGGCGATGCCCCGGCGCTTGACCGCCGCACTCTGCTGGACGTCCCTGCTGATAGTGGCGATGTCTTCGGTGCCGCATTCGACGAAGCTTTCTCAACCAACCCCAGCACATCGGCTTTCCGCCTCGAAGAACTTAACCAGCAGGATCAGGGGCGCGCAGTCGTCATGGGCCCGGAATCCTATTTGGCCCCGAATGCTGGACGGCTTGAGCCTGAAACCCCGTTGATCGGCGCCGAGCAGGCGCGTGATCAAGTTGCAGGCGCTGGTCTCGATATCAAGATCCCTGATCAGGGGATTCGCCAAGGCGCACTGGACATCTTGATGCAGCGCCACCAGGAGCAGCTGGCGCGTCAGCAGATCATGGCCCGCGCGAATGGAGGCTCGCTGCCCACCAAGATCGCCGGCAGCCTGGCGGCTTCGTTGCTGGATCCGCTCAACATCGCTTCGGCCTTTGTGCCGGTGGTGGGCGAAGCGCGCTATGCCAGGCTACTGGCCGGCGCTACTTCGCCGCTTGGTCGTGCCGGCGTGCGTGGCGGCGTTGGTGCGCTGGAAGGCTCTGTGGGTGCAGCGATACTTGAGCCGCTGCCGCTGCTGGCCGCCCAGCAGGACCAGACCGAATATGGACTATCCGATTCGCTGGCCAACATCGCCTTGGGCGGCGTGCTGGGCGGAGGGCTGCACTCGTTTGGTGGCGCGGTAAGTGATGCGCTGCGCCGTCGGCTGGCCACAGAGGGGGTAACCGTTGAAACATCGCTGAATGCTGGCTCAGCAGCGCGCCCTGCAGAGACCGGCCGCGCTATCGACCTGGGCCGGATGTTCGATGAAGACCCTGACCTTGCCCTGCGCGCTGGACTTTCCCGGCAGTTGGAAGCCGACCAGGCATCGCTGTATCGATCGGCAGAGCAGCAGGCCCTAGACGAGATCAGGCCGTCTCTGACCGGCGAGCGGGTCGGCAACGTGGCTGACCTCAAGGCTGAACGCGTTGGCTTGGTCGCGCAGGACATGGCGCTGGACGCGAGCTACCGCGACCGTGCCAAGGCTTTTCAGGCGCAGCGCTTGAGCCGAAAGCAGGCTGAGCGCGCTGCCCGTGATGCCATCGCAACGGAGCGACAGCAGATTCGCACCCGCACCAGCGAGATCGACACGATGCTGGAGCGCAATCGGGCTGGCGAACTGGATCGCCGGGATTTGGGCTTGATCGAGCGCGGACAGGTGCCCGAGCGCTTGCAGACCCAGATTCAGGCCCGGGCCCGGCAGATCATGCAGGGCTACCAGCAGCGCCCGCTGGGTGCGGCCATCCGCACTGCCCGTGAAACCGCAGAGGGCGCTGACTGGACCATTCGTGATAACGCTCTGCGTACCGCTGTGGCCCAGGCCATGAGCGGCCGAGATATCGACGTTGCCAAACTGTTCGAGCTGGATGAACCGGCCAAGGCCGCCAGCGCGCTGGAGTACCTCAAACGGCCGCAGACACGCCGTGTCGACCCAGAGGGACAGGCGGAAAGCCGCCGCTTGGGCGGGCAACAGCAGGCTGCCGACGATCTGGAAGATGCCCGGGCGGCACTGGCCGAAGACGAAGCCATGGCCCGCGAGATGCTCGAGCAGTTGCCAGAGGATCAGCGCGCCCAGGTTGAGGCCTTGGGCCGAGACGAAATGGCGGCAGCCGATGCCGAATCCGCGAAGGCCCAACAATACGCCAAGGCCTACCGAGCCGCGGCCATCTGTGAATTGGGGAGAGGTTGATGGCACTTCCATCGGGAATCAGCCCGTGCGCAGACGCGGTTCGCGCTGCCGCCGGCGACATGGAATCGAACGAGATTCAGGAAATCTTCCAGCTGCTGCGCGGGAGAGCTCAAGAGATCATGGCGCGCGAAGGCGCGTTGGGCAGCGAGCAGGCCTACCTCCGTGCTGCTGACGAGCTGGCCAAGCAGGCCGAACATGCCGCCATCATTGAGCGGCGAAATGCGCTGATCAACGTGCGAGCCCGTGCACGGCTGGTGGCCTTCGTCCGCGATCAGTTCGCCGACCGTCCAGACCTTGGCGTTGAGTCGTTCCTGGTCGGTACCAACTTGGCGCGCCAGGGTTCCCGGCTGTCCGTGGCTGCCGAGCAAAAGGCCCTAGGGGATGCCTATATCGGTGGAATGCTGGCCGACCTGGACCGTGCCGACCTGACCGCCGTGCTTGCGCGGGGCGACTCCGACCAAGATATCGCCGACGCTCTATGGCGCATCGGCAAGGATCAGGACACCAAAGACCTGAACCCACAAGTGGTCGAGATCGCCCAGATCATCCAGAAGTACCAGGAAGGCGCCCGCATTGACGCCAACCGAGCCGGCGCCAGCATCGGCAAGCTTCCCGGCTACATCGCACGCCAGAGCCATGACGGCGAGAAGATGGGCGCCGCGGGTTTCGAGCGGTGGGCAGAAGAGATCCTGCCACGCCTGGACCCGGCAACGTTCCGCGAAGGCGGTGATCCCATGGTATTCCTCAAGGGGGTCTACGATGGCCTCGTGGCCGGCGACCATCTAAAGTCACCAACCGGCCAGCAGCCTAACGGCTTCCGTGGCCCGGCCAACCTGGCCAAGAAGCTGAGCCAGGAGCGCGTGCTGCACTTCAAGGATGGCGTGGCCTGGCACGAGTACAACCAGCTGTTTGGCACCGGAAACCTGCGGGAGGCTGTGCTGCGCGGCCTTGATCTGTCAGGGCAGAACACCGCACTGATGCGCCGTCTAGGAACCAACCCTGAGGCCAACCTGAACATGGCCATGGACGTAATCAAGGAAGATGTGCGCGCCGGTGGCGACCCAGCCGCCTTGGCCAACTTCAACACCGCCCGACGTGGCGTTATCGACAACCGCTTCAAGGAGATCAGCGGACAGACGCGCATCCCAGGCAACGCCACCCAGGCTCGCGTAGCGGCAAACGTCCGGGCTTGGCAGTCGCTGTCGAAGCTCGGGGGCGCGCTTCTTTCCAGCTTCACCGATCTGCCGGTTGCAGCCAGCGAAATGCGGTACCAGGGCCAGAGCTTCCTTGGCAGTCTGGCAGAGATGGGCGCGGGCTTGATGAAGGGCAGGGGAAGCGCTGAGCAGCGCCAGATCCTGTCGGCCTATGGCGTGTACGCCGACTCCATGCGTGGCGAGATCATGCGCCGCTTCTCTGCCGATGACTCTGTCGGCGGCAAGATGTCCCGCGGCATGAGCCAGTTCTTTCGGCTCAATGGCCTTTCGTGGTGGACCGATGCCAACAAGGCCAGCGCCGGCCTGATGATGGCGCACAACTTGGCGCAGAACAAAGGCAAGGCTTGGGGATCGCTGAATGGAGATTTCAAACGCGCCCTGGGCCTGTACGACCTAGACGCAGGCAAGTGGGATCTACTGCGCGAAATGGACACTCGCATGGCTGATGGCCGGGATTATATGACCCCTGATGGCATCCCAGGCATCAGCGATGGACGCATCGGCCAGTACCTGGCAGAGCGCAACCGCCCAGTATCGGCCGGCGCAATCCGAGAAACCCGGCAGGACTTGGAGCGCAGCCTGCGCGCCTACGTCAATGACCGGGTTACCTATGCCGTGCTGGAGCCGGACGCGCGAACCCGATCGATCATGAACCAGGGCACTCAACCCGGCACCGTTCCCGGCGACCTGCTGCGTTTCGTTACCCAGTTCAAGAGCTTCCCGGCGGCCTACATGCAGAAGACGCTGGGCCGCGAACTATATGGTAGGGGCTACACGCCGACTGCCCTGGGCAACAGCTTCCGTGGTGGCCGTGACCTGGTTCAGGCTTTACGCAACGGCAACGGAGAGCGCTTGGCCTTGGCCCAGTTGATCTTGTGGACAACGGCCTTCGGATACCTATCCATGGCTTCCAAGGATGTGACCAAGGGACGCGAGCCGCGGCCAGCAGATGATCCCAAGACCTGGCTGGCGGCCATGGTGCAGGGCGGTGGCCTGGGCATCTTCGGCGACTACCTGTTCGGCGAGGCCAACCGGTTCGGTAATACCGCGCTGGAGTCAGCTGCGGGGCCAGCATTTGGCACTGCTGCCGATCTGATCAACCTGTGGGCGCGGGCGAAAGAAGGGGATGACACGGCCGCATCTGCGCTGCGCCTAGCCCAAAACAACACCCCTTTCATGAACCTGTTCTACACCCGGATCGCGCTCGACCACCTGTTCCTTTATTCGGTGCAGGAGGCCATGAACCCAGGTTCTTTGCGCCGAACCGAAGAACGCATCCGGCAGCAGAACGGCCAAGAGTTCCTTGTCCGGCCATCCCAGAGCTACCAGGATCCGCTTGGAATTGCACGGTGATATCACTTTCATGGTCAAGTTGATGAATGGCTATCACCTTGATATCAAAACTTAGGGTAAATTTCCGCTGCGCCACTCTCGGCGCCCATGGATGATCATCATGAAAAAGCTTATTGCTGTTATGTTGCTGGGTATGTTTGCCTCAATGGCGCAGGCGGGGAACTGTGATCACAGTTATGACACTGCTAAAGATGGTTCTCGCTGCGGTGGTCGCTCTGCCGATTCACGTCCTGGTGGCTAATCCGTTCTAATTCAAGAAACCCGCTTCGGCGGGTTTTTTCATGCCCAATGCAAAACCCCCGGACGCTCGCAACGTACCGGGGGTTTTTGTTTCCACCCCATGTATAGCCCCATGAGGAAGACGTAGATGCAGTTTACCTAACCCAGCAGATCGACCCAAGAGAGCCCCGCCAAGTGCGGGGCTTTCGCATTTCTGGAGTACTCAAAATTGACCGTCTCGACTACCGAAAGCGTCGTTGAATACATTTCGGGCGGCCCAGCCTTCCCGATTCCCTATCGGTTCCTGCAGGACTCCGACATTCAGGCAGTGTTGGTCGACCAGGTCGG